CCCTTAGTTTTATGTCTGCAAAATTAGCCCCTTGCCCGACTATATCTACATCCGTAGTTGGCGCGTTTGTGTTAATACCAATGCGATTAGTCGAAGCATCCACAAAGAACATGTTTGCAACGCTGTCGCTCTCAACGCGGAAATCCTTGTTGTCACCCTGCTCGTTGAACGTCGAACCCGCGCTTTCGTCGTACACGAAACTCGCATTGCCAGAGGTGTCGTAGAAGGTGATGTCGCCGTTGCCTTCGATTAACATACGGTTTGCAGAATTAACATTAAAATACATATTTGCCGTAGCATTATGCTTTAAGTTAATTCCGTCCGTTGTGATACTGCCCTTTGTAGCTCCACTGTAGTTTAAGTTAAGAAGAGCTGTGCTAGAAGTGTTTATCGTAGCAGCCCCATCCACAGTCAGCCCATCGCTGGTCAAAGTACCCGTGATGTCTACGCCTGTGGCGGTGGTTTGCAGCTTTGTACTACCTGCGTAAAAAACTTTAGCAGTACCTCCAGAAACACCTTCAAAATAGTTATTGCCACCACTGTCCTCTAACACAAGGTAATCAGCGCCACGAATAAAAAAGTTGCCAGTCCCAGTATCGGTGATATAACTATTCGACCCATCAGAATAAATCTGAAGCTCAGACGTTACGCCGCCGAAGATGGCTTTGCTGTTGTCCGCAAACGTGATGTCATCACCAGTAGATACCGCAATATCCGTACCGCCAGTCGTGTTGCCGTTCGCAAGAACCTCGGACAGTTCGTTGTTCGCACCAACCTGCGCGTCTACATAAGCCTTGATGGACTGCTGTGTGGCTAGACCCGCAGGGTCATCGGAGGCCATATTGTCCTCGTCAAGGATCGAAGTGACCGTAACGGTACCCGCGATATTAAGGCTTGTGTTGGCTGTCGCTGTGGTAACTGTAGCCGCCGCAGGGGTTGTTCCACCAATAACTACGTCATCCGCTGTGCCGCCATTAATGTCAGCCGTTGTAAGAACCGCGGATGCTACTGTAACTACGCCTGTGCTATCTGCAATAGAACCTGCTGCTGTGCCGTCGTTCGCTTTGATGTTTGTTACTTCTAGGTTCGTCGCATTGACGCCATCATCCTTGAGTAGCACGCTGTCAATCGTAACACCGGAGTCCGCTGTAGTCTCATCAATGGTGTTTACAGTGATCTTCTGCCCATTATCGACAATGATGTCATTAGCACCGGACGTATTACCGTTAGCAAGAACTTCGGATAGCTCGTTATTAGCGCCGACCTGTGCATCCACATATGCCTTGATAGACTGCTGTGTAGCCAAGGATGTGGCACTGTCAGAGGCCATATTGTCTTCGTCAAGGACCGCGGTAACTACCGTGCTAGTGCCCAACTGCAGGGATGTAGTGTGAGTCAGAGCTTCTACGACGTTTGTGCCGTCACAGAACAAAAATGTAGTACGTCCATCAGGGACAAGAATACCCGTACCAGACACAGTTTTTACTGTGATGTTCTGACCCGCATCGTTCTTCACGATGTAGATTTTAGAAGCTGTAGGGCAGATAACCGTACCTGCGCCAGTCAGCGCCGTACCTGTGTCCGTTAACTCAAGCATAGCACAGCGCGACTCAGAAGTCGTACCATTTGCTGTTGTCAGCGTATGCGAGTCAGTCGTCCATGTGTCGATAACTGCACGACCTGCGATAGCCTGTTCGACCATCGACGTGATGTTGTCGTTTACTACGTCACCCCATGTACCAGAGAGTTCCCCCTGTACTGGCAGTGCGAGTTTAAGGATCGGTGAATATGCGGTTACCATGTTATGTTCCTCATGCGGCTATATCTTGCCAGTTTGGATTTTGCGTTTCAGATACACCGTCCCACGAAGGAGATTGCGTACTGGCGATAGGAGTCCAATTAGGTGTTTGGTCGTCATCAACTTCGCCCCATACGTTGACGAAACCAATAATTCCCGTAGCTGCAAGCCCAACGACAGGTACATCTGCGTTAGCTGATACGACTACAGTACCAAGTTCTGCGTTCCCTTGCAATCCCGTAACTGGGATTGTAGCCCCGAGTGCGATAAACACGTCACCTATTACACCGTCGGCCTCTACACCAGTCGGGAACACATTGGCTGTACCAGTCATGGTAACAGTGCCAACAACGCCATCGGCTTCTACACCTGTGACAGGAACATTAGCTTCAGCATCAACCGTAGCATCGCCAATCGCGCCGTCAGCTTCCACACCTGTTGGGAAAATGTTTGCCTCTGCAACTACAGATAAGTCACCTACAGACCCGTCAGCTTCTACTCCGGTTACTGATATCTCTGCGGCGGCGGTAACTGTGACTGTGCCTATTTCACCTACACCGCTGACCGCCTGAACAAGCACGTCTGCTTCGGCGTCTATACCTACGTCATTTATATGGCCAACAGCTTCAACGCCTGTAACGACGACAACTGCCTCTGCGTCAACAGTGACAGACCCAATAACGCCTTCTGCGGCTACGCCATCAACAGAAACAATAGTTAGGTCAGTACCCCAAGCCGTTTGGCCCCAAGCACCTGATCCCCAACCAATGTATTCTACTGAAGACGCCATTTAGGCACCTTACGGTGTCGCAATACGTACGATAGCGTTCGTAGCGTCTGCTGTTGGGAACTGCACTTGGAAGTCACCCGCTGTAGAAGTTTTATCTGCACCGAAATCCAACACAGCAACGGCAGGGTTAGTACCGCCCACTTTGTAGATCAAAGCGCCACGAGCCGTGATAGTAGCATCGGTCCATGTAGTGTCTGCGAAGTCTAAGAACGCTGTAGTGCCTGAAGAGGCTGGGTTAGCTGCGATAGTAAGAGTGTTACCCCCTGCTGTGTAGCCCGTACCTGACACCTCGTTCGTGACGCTGTACACCGTCGTAGCGGCGCTTAAATCCGCTGCGCTAGTATACAAAGCGATTTTAAAAGTTTGTGATGTGTCACTGCTAAAATCCATCTCGCCGTCGAGTAGAGCGACTTTGAAGGATGTGCACATTGCCTGTGTAATTGCCATTTCTGTCTCCTTAACTTACTGGCACTCGGAATTGTCCCGAGCGGTATGCGTCTTCACGTAATTTGCCGTCTCCGAGACCCTTCAACAGCGTTATCGCCTGCAAGTACAACTTTTCGTACATTGCAACAATATCTGGTTCGCCCTTCATAAAGCGAATTGCTTCAATCAACGCACCGTTGAGTAGAGCAGAATCAAACTCGTCCCCAAGCCATGTAGTGCCAGCAGTAACGATTGATTGAGGATAGTATCCATAATGCAGCTCTGAGCTGTATGAAGAATCTGGGGTAGGCCCAACGATAAACGTGTCATCATCGAAGTATGCGTAGTGTTTAGGTAGCCCTGTATCCGTAGGATTAGGGTAGGCTTCACGCATGAAATTAACGTCTTTATTCAACAGAAAGTGGTACACGCCACTACCGTCAATGACGGCCAACGAATAGGACCACAGGAAGTCAGATGGCGTAGACAGGTATTTGTTGCTCGCTGTAAGCGTACCCGTCACGTTCCTACGAAGTGCAGGTATCTGCACCGTGTTGTATATTTTCTGTTCAGCCTGCTGTGTGAACATAGCGAGCTGGTCATCTGTAAAAGAGTTTTCACAGATGTCTTCGATGTTAGTTTTCAGCTCGGTATAGTTCATAGCTTACCCCATCGGCCCACGAGCCATAAGACCCTTTGTAGCTGCGCCTGTACCACGAACTTTAATGCCCGTAGTCTTAACACCCTTCATACTGGGCTTCGGTGCGTGACCGCACGGCTGAACGCCTTTGGCCTTGATGACCTTGGGTTCTTTCATATCGAATACTTTCATCTCATCACTCCTATGATGTAGTTACCGTAACTTGGCCTATAACTCCAGTACCTACTAACGTGTTAGGTGAAAGGCCAAATGGATCGTTGCCGCCACCTACGGGGTTCCAACCCCACTGGATACCACGACTGCTAAAATCCCCAGAAGGACCAAGGCTTTGGTCTGGGCGTGGGTTCCGTATAGCTTGCGGATCGTTAACTGGAAACTCTCCCAGTTTTAACTGCGGGTGGTCTGGACTCCAACACTCTCTGCACGCCTTAACATTTGTATCTCGCCCTTTTACAAACAGGTTTTTAAGTTCCCGTAACTTGTACTGGAACCCGCACACATCGCAGAGTGCGATAACCTTCTGAGAAGATGCGAACTGGTTGCTCATTAACGAATCCTAGCTATTCTAGGGACAAATCGTGCCGCCGTTTTCTCCCGATCTTCCCCTGCAGCCATATCAAACTGCTCATCATACACGGCTTTAAGCATCGGAATACGCTCGGCTAGTTCGGGAACTTTCATGGCGATATGGTACGCCAGACCTGCAACGAGGCAGGGGAAGAACCGGAAGTTCATATCAGCGGTCTGTACGCCTGACCCTGCATCCTCTATACGACGCATTCGCCAGTAATACAGCACGTAGTCGTTGTTGTTTGGCACAGGCCACACGTTTACATGCGGTGCGTCTCTTAACCGCTCTACGTACAACTGAATAGGGCGACCTTGTGATAACTTGTTAGGTATAGTCGCGTACGTACTTACACTGATTCGGCTTATAGTAAGATCGGCTTGTGTGCTCGCGTTACCATTGTTGGTACGTATTTGGTGTTCAAGCAGATCAATAGTATCGGCTGGTAAAGCGTACCTAGACGTACCGGATACTAAGTTAATTGTACCCGAATCAATCGTCCACATGTTGATACCGCGGTTTTGCCACTCGATTGTCATCAAGTTCATGGACCGTCTAGCGGTACGCAAGTCATAGCCAGACCGCATCTCACGGCCCGCGCGTTCCCATGCTTCTTCCGCGATCTCCGTGAAGTCCATATTAAACGCTGTGGTGCCTGATGTTGTCATTTCTTAGTCTTCCGTTTTGCAGGGGAGACCCGCCGTGGTTTACCTGCAGGTTGTCCAAGCCGTTTTTTCTCGGTGATTTTCTTGCGTTTTTCAGACGCTGTCATCTCGCCGCTTGTCTTAGGCGTTTTGCTGGACACTTTCTTTGTTGGTCTACAGTAGGGTGTGCCTCGCTTTTCGCCTTCTTTACGTCCGCAAGCCTTACCAGTACGCACATCTTTCCAGTCCTCTTTGAACCAGCGTTTGAGTGCCGCGCCTTTTGCTGTCTTGCGAACCGCCATTACTTACCCGCCTTCTTCCTGCACTTTGCAATCGCCCCACTCGCATACGCGCTTGGGAAAACCTTGTAGGAAGATTTTACTTTTCGGTAACACGCGTCCTTGACTGTACCGCCCTTCTTGTAACCTTTGCTACAAGAAGAACAGCCACAGCTCTCAGATTTGTAATACCTACGCATCAGCGCATCTTACAAACTTTGCCGCCACGAGCCATGCCGTAGCCGCGGATTTTACCGCCTTTTTTCATTTTGGGCATCAACTCCCCCCGCGCGGCTCTTTCGTTCATGTTGATATTGTCAGGGCTACGAGTGCTACCCTCTTCTACCATAGGAGCCATATTTTTAGGGCGTGCTTTAGGGCGCATCTTCTTCATAGCGGCCATTTTTTCCATATCTTTTGGGCGCATTTTGGGGCGTGGAGAGGTCATAACGCCCATTCCGGCTTGATATTTTTTCATCTTACGATTCCCTTGTAATTGTGTTTTCATCTGTGTACGCCCTATAGCCATCTAACAATTCCACTTCCGCAAGCTCTTGTTGATACGACTATCGGGATCATTTGCAGTTTTTGCGCTTGTGTTACGTTTCTTCATGCCCTGCATACGGGCGCAGAAAGACTTCCGGCGATTCGCAGCCTTTGAGCCTTTCTTGAGCTTACTCGGCTTTGTGGTAACCGCAGTCTTCAGCTTACTTCCGGGGTTAGCCTTGCGGTAGCTGGCCACGCCTTTGGCATTGAGCCCACCGGACTCACTCTTGCCTTCTTTGCGTGTCCACGCAGGAGACTTCTTAACGGAGCCACCTGATTTGTAATAGCACCGCATAGCACACCTCTAGCTGTAAAATACTGTCATGGCGCTGATGTTGGTCATAGCC